GTAGGAGCAATACCATAGGTATTAGTAAACATAAAATTTTGGGGAGAGTATGCCGCTGTTAATTTATCTTTTTCAAATGGTAAACCTATACCTACATTATCAGCATTTGGAGTTACTTCTTCATCTATATCATTAGTAGTACCTGAACCAAACTGGATTTGAAGGGTTGTATTATTAATAAATCTTGTAGCAAATCTTCTTTGGATTTGTTTTAATTTTAATAAATATGGAGTATTTGTATTATCTTCATATAAATTTGGATCATTTGGGTTTGTATTCTTTATAGAATCATATACCATTTCTTGACCTAGATGTGGTACTTCATACCATATATTTCCATCAGCATCTACAATATCTAATATACCAATTAAATTAGGGGAAGTAATATCTGTAGTAAAGAATTCTGTTGGTGTACTCCCAGCACTAATATTAATGGAATTGATTGTGGCTGAAATTGCTTTTCTTGTTTTTTTAAGTAAGAAAAAATCCACTACTCCAGCGGTTTCTTGATAAATAGAAACGGTTGTTGGGTCTTGAGAAGATGATGTATCAAAATCTACTGGGTCTTCTACTAAAAATTTAATATTAGAATTTGTTAAGGAAGCAACCTGTGAATTTTCTGCTACTAAAAGAGCATAATCATAATCAGGAATATAACCACCAGCACCATCACTTTTTCCGGGAACTTGTTGGTAGAAGTCAATAGGTACTTCTGCTACCCCAGTAACTTTAGGGTTATATCCCATCATATAAGCTAAATCATATAAATTTTTAGCTTCGCGGGCATATTGTAAAAAAGTTTCTTGAAATTGATTATCTTGATAAAATGATAAAACATCACCTACATACGAAGACATTTCCATAAACATCATACCTGGGGATGATGGAGTAAAATCGTTATATGTAGATGGGAAATATGTTTTAGAGAAGTTGATTAGACTTTGTCTTAAACTCCCAAAATCCCTATTAATATATTTTATATCTCTATTAGTAGTCGCCATTATTCAAATGTTATATTAATTTCATCACTTATACCTGTATTTATAACCTTATATTTTAAATTTACAGTGATTATCATATTATCTTCTTGACCTAAAACATCTAGAGATACAATAGTAACTGATGGAAAATATTGTCCTAATTGATTTTGAACATCTTCTTTTAAAAAATCTAAATTATCTTCTGTTATTTGTTGAAAGATATATTGACGTAAATTTCCACCAAAATCTGGGTTTAGGTTTCTTTCCCCTTTATTGGTTAAAAACCAGTTAATTAAATTAGTTTTTAATGCTTCACTAGTTGTAAAGGTTGATTTAAATACATCAGGTTCACTAAATGGGAGTGCAATACCTACTGCTGTACTAGGTTTAAAATCAATTGGTGATATTTTTCGTGCATTAAATGCCATTATTTACTGTTCATTATACCCATAATTTGGTCTAAACCTAAATCACCAGCGCCTAAAGCTGAACCTTCACCACTTGTAGGACCTGATGGTTTAAATGTACCAGTATCACTTGTTGATAAGTTTAAATCACCCCCAGTAGCTGACATCTGGGCTAACATTTGTTGTCTAAATGCTTTTTGTGCTTGTGGGTCTGGGGTTGTTTGGGATGTTGATGCAACTGAAAGGTTTTCTGTAATTGCAGGTTTGGGTGAGCGAACGGCTTCAAGAAGGATATCTTTTAATTCTTCCTGTATAGCAGCTTTCACTTCTTCTCTAATTACTTTTCTTAATTCTGTTAATTTCATGATTATAAATATTAGTTTAGTACGCTTTTAAATCGTCTCTGTCAATAATAAATTTTAGTTCGTTAATTAATACTTGAGGGTTTGAAGCAAAGGAATATTCTGTTGCAATTAACACAATCCCCGAGTTATTTTTTCCTACAGCCCTATTTTGATTTACTGTGTCTGTAAATTCTTTAGTTTCAATTTCTAATATAAACCCTTTATAAGTAGATTCATTAGTTGAATTTTCAGCTATTAATTCATTTGCAGCTGTATCTTGGATAGTTTTAGATGTATCTACTAATGTAGAATTTGGGTTACAAAGATTTATAATGGCATCTAAACCTTTTAATAAATTTACAGTTTGTAATATTGTAGCTTGAGTAGATGCTACTGCTGGGGATACATTAGAGGCAGTAATAGTAATAGGTGGTAATCTTGGAGTACCATCGGGATTAAATAATAATTTATCTGTAACATCACCTAATGTGGATACCCCAGCAGGTACTGCACCTGGGAGAGCAAATGGAATTAATGCCATTGATATGGTAGCACCTAGTTTAGTTTGGGATAAACGGGTTACTAAACCTTGAATGAATTTTGCAAAACCTGCCCCAAAATCTACGGTTACAGTAAGTGCATCTAAAGTATTCCCAATACTATTTACATATTCAACTAAATTATTTCTTTGTTCAATTACATTGTTTAATTCATCTGGGGTGGGGCAAAATTCTTTTTTGAATGCTCCAGCATCAAAATCTTCTAATATAGTTTCAATGTTAGTAATCCCAAATTTAGCAAAAAGTTCTGTTAGTCCTGGAAGTACTTTAGTTAAAAATTTACCACTTTGACTTAAAATTAAAGCTGATAGTCTTGCTTGGCCTTGGGTCTTTAAATTATTTGGGATAGACTCAGAGAGTTTTCTTATATCAAATGATGATAAGTTTAACCTACCTTTAAGTCTAGATCTTAATTGGGCCTCTTTTTCTCTTTTTTGTTCTATAGAAGTAGGTGTAATCATTATACAGTAGAGGTAGTTTTAGATAAGGTGTTTTTTAATCTTTGTTTATACCCATTAATTTTAAAGTTTATAGTTTGAGCAACAATACTAGTAGGTGCTAATGGAGCACCTATAGGGACACCAGGTTGTGATTGAAGAGTATTAGTAAGCGTAGATAAATCATTTAATACATCTGTTAATAATGTAACTAATTCATCTCCTAAAATTACAGGTTGAGAATTATTAGTACCTCCTAAATATACTTTATTAGATTGGAATACTGTATCCCCAATTGTATCTGTATAAATACCTTCTATAGCATTTAAGTTTATAGATTTTGCTGAGGATAAGAGGATATGATCTTTAGTAGTATTAAATACTAACCTCCCGGAGTTAAGGATTACTTGAGAATCACCAGCATAACTTTTTGGTAATGTTGGTGGGTTATTTCCATATGATAAATAATCATTAGTAGAAGATACATCAATAGGAATGTTTTGTGTTGAAGTAAGATATAAAGATGATAAATCTTTATTAACATTCTCTATTGTTCGAGATTGGGCTGGTGATGGTAATTCTGGATTTTGACCATTTCTTAATACTAATATAGGATCACCTGCTGAACCACTAACAGACCATAAATTTAATGGTTGTGGGTCTGATTCTTCTTGGACTTCTTCTGTTCCTTGTACTACTACTTTAATTTGAGAAAATTGTTCTTTAGTAAATTTAGGATCATTAGGATCATCAACACCTCTAACATAGGGAGTTGTACCTACCTCAGAAGAAGTAGTTATATTTTGATTTAAAATATTAGTATTTAATAAACGTTCTTTAATATTAGAAGAACGTAATCTTGCTAATTCACCTATTTCAACTCCTGGGGGTGGGGTTACTTGAGATTCACTAGATCTAATAAAAATTGAAATCCTATTTCCTCCATATTGATTGAAAAATTGTTGTGCCCTAGATTCTAATATAGTTAACTTACTATCTAAAGTTAAAGGAACATTAGTTTGACCACTACTAAAATTTACAGATTCTACAAAGGTTTTTTTAATTACTTTAGTAGTAGTTGGTTTATTATAAGATATATTAGTACTACCAAATCTAATACTATTACCCCACCTACCTTCATATATTATATCACCTTCATATGGAAATAAAGGATAAATATTACTTTTTTCTCTAAAATAGGTTCCTGGTTTGAAGTTATTATCATCTTCTTCTGATGATTTATTGGAAGAACCCGCATCTACTTCTAAGATGCTTTTATCTTGAGAGGTTGGTTTTAATTTAGAATAGGGGTTAGGGGTTGGGTTTGTATTAATATTACCCCACATATTTACAGGGCAAATATAATAATGTTTAAATTTAGATGTATTATTTGACCATTCACTTGAAGGTGCTTGAACACAAAATACTACTTCATTTACTAATGGTACATAACTGATATTAGGAAATAAAGGGGATGCTGAAATTAATTGTTGGTCTTGAAGGGTTGCTTGATTAGTAAGTATATCTCCTGTAATTTCTCCATTTGTTAATGAAGGGGAGTTATCAACCGCTAAAACCCTAACCGGTATAATTTGGTTAGCAAGAGTAGCAAGTGTACTTTGAACTGAACTATTGGTTATTTTATTTATATCTCTCCCGAAAGCCATAATTAATTACTTTTGGAGTTTTTCCATTTCTTCTAATAGTTGAGCTTTTTCTTCATCGCTAATACCTAAACCACCATCTTCAGATGTAGAATTTAATGCACGTTGAACTAATGTAGCCATTTTAATTAAAGCATCATCATTTTTAACGCCAATTTCCATATACTCTTTAATTAAAGGTACAATTAATGTAGCATCACCTATATCGGTAACCATTGGTTTTAATTCGGAAATTAATGCGGTAACTTGTGCCTCGCGGCGCTTTTGGTTATTGTAGATTTCCTCAAGTAAATCCGAGAATTTTTTAGCCCCAAATACTGTTTTTTCGAATTGTTGACTCATATTTATAGTGTTTATTCATGTATAAATATAACCTTATTCGAATTCTACATACCCGTTTTCAAGATAAAAAATATAATTACCTTTGAATATCGAATATAGCTGATTAGCTATTTTAGTAATCTTAGGGGTTTTAACATCTACCATCTCACGAATGTAGATATAAAGTGCTTTTTTATTAAAAACATCAATTTCTTCCCTCTTACGGAACAGCTCTAAGATAGCATCTGCTATTTCAGCATCTTTTTTCTTTGGGAACAATTCAAATATATTTTCAGTACAATGCTCTACATATAAATTAATGTATAGACTTAAAGGATCATTATGAACACCTGGATCATCCATGTTATAGGTGTGAGTATCGTCTTTAAATAACTCATCTACAGGAGCTTTATCAATACGTTTCTTATAATTCTTTTGATTCTGGAGGATTAAATAACGTTTTGCTATAGTACCAAAATATGAGTATGCTTTGGCTCCTCTAGTAGGGTCAAATAAGTGAATTTTAGATAGTAAGAAACATATTACTTCATGTTGTAAATGTTCAATCTCATCTACCTCAGTGTAATAAAACTTAAATGTGTGAATAATATTTTCCGTTAATTTAAAAAACGGATAATGGATATGATCTTGATATATTCTACTTTTAACGTCGGTATCAAAAGTGCCATTGTATAACACAATAGCATCTTCTGTATCTTGGGTAAAGTAGTTTTTACTCTTAGGTCTTCGTTTCTTTTTTATGGCCATAGTTTCTTTTTTT